TCTCGTGGGTCTCGTAGGAGGCCCCGCCCGTCTCGCCGCCGGTGGTGTTGTGGTGGATGTGAAAGCCGTGGGCGTAGCGGGCCTTGGTCCGCCCCCACATCTCGCCCCGGTCAGCGGCCATGACCCCGGGCAGGTCCTTGATCTTCGTCTCGTGGCCGTGGGTCGCGCCCAGCATCGTCCGGCCCCACTCGAAGAACCAGAAAAGGGACGGGTCCAGATCGACCGTCGCGCGCGGCTCGTTGCGGAACCAGGCTGCAAGGAAATGGGCCACGGCGACGGCCGAGTCGGGGTCGTGGTTGCCCTTGAGGATTCGGACGATAACGTGCTCGTACTTCTGGAGCGCCAGCTCGACGTGGTGGACCATGAGCAGTTCCGCTTCCGACAGGATCACGTCGTAGGGCTCGGCTACGTCCAGCCGGTTGCCGCTGCCGCGCGTCGCGCGCGTCGGGTCGTCCGCGTGCAGGAGGTCCCCGCCGCCGAGGATTACCCCGGTGTGGGCCGGCGCGGATCGCTCGACCAGGAGGCGGAACAACGTGCGGTAGGTCGAGATCGCCCGCTCCAGGTCCCAGTCCGTTTCCGCGTTCATGCCGGAGGAGTGGAGACCGATGTGCAGGTCGGGCAGGAGGTGCAGGTTGAGCAGCTTGGGGTCGATGTGACCCGCTGCGTAGGGGTCGAGCACGACCGGCTCGGTCGGCTTTACGTACATCTCGGCGGCGCGGCGGGCGGCCTCGGCTATCGCCTCGTCGCTGCGCTCTCCCTCGGTCGTCTTGACCCACTTCGCCTTGATGTTTCCCTCGGCGTCCACGAAGGCGCTTTCACCCTTGACCCGGTGCCCGTCGGGGACCTCATACGGTTCGTCGGATGACGCCGGCCCGGTCTTGATGACCTCGCCCGTGATCTCCCCGTTCCGGTCCACCTGTTGCGTGTGGCTCTTGATCTCGTGCCCGGGGAGGACCGGCGCGGGCATCCTCTGCCCGAGGTCCCGCAGGAAGTATTTCAGCAGCCGGTTAGAGAAGGTGTGCCGGGGGATGCCCAGCACGGCCGCGACCTCCTTCGGGTCCTCGGGGCGGCTCATCATGTGCCAGGTCTGGTACGCCCGGATGCACTGCCGGTCGAAGTCGGTCAGAATCGTGTTTTCGTCGCCCATGTTGCGCTCCGGATTCGGGCGCTCCTCGGGCGAAAGCTACCACGCACGCGCCGGGGAAACAACTGAAAGTGGTGGGTTTAGCCGATTCGCGTCACTGACCCGTCCGGTGCAGGACTCGTTCGATCCGGGCGCACTCCTCTGGCAGGTTCGATACCACCCACGGGACGCGCGAGGACCGGGGCCGGCCGTCCACCCTGTAGGTCAGGTTCGTCCCCCGACACCGGCCCTCGACGGCCACGTAATCGACCGCCTCGGCGCGCATGTCGGTGACTCGGGTTCTGGTGCTTGCGGTGGTCATGACAGCATGTCCTCCAGGTCAGGGTCTTCCGGGTCTTCGGGTTTCTGGATCAGCGGCTCGCGCTTGTGTCCGTGCTCCCCGCCGTCGGGCCACCCCACATCCGCGCGGGCGTAAAACTCGGCTATGGCATCCTTCAAGGCGGCGACCGGGTTGGCTTTCATACCGACGCCCCAGACCCGGTGCTTGTCACGCCCCTTGACCAGCGCCTGGAAGCAGGCCGGGTTGTCGAGGTCGTCGCCGTACCGCGAGACTCGGATGACGATCTCGTCGGCGCCGTCGCAGAACGGCCAGGCTGCAACATCGGACAGGTCGTCCGTCGGCCGGGGGTCTTTCGGGTCCTGAATTGTCATATCAGCGGCCTCCCCACGCCGGATTCGTTCAAGGCGAATATATGAGGCAACTCCTTGATCGGGGACGAGATTTCGCCTCGATGCACGGGCCACCCGCGCTTCGCGCAGATGTCTACAACGATGTGCCTCGCGAGGCCGGTGGCGCGGCTCAAGTCCGCCGCCGAGCAATCCCAGTTGACCGGGTGTCCCTCGCGCCAGATGAGGAACGCCTTGGCCTCGTGCGCGATCTGTCGCGGGTTCATTCTGCTACCCCCGATACGGTTCGCCGATGGTTCCTGCGCGCCGCGGCATCTGCTATTCGGGTCACGAGAGCCCAAACGGGCTGGCGCCGGGGGTGGTTGTCGATCTGGAACGTTGAGTGAAAAGACGGCAGCCCCGTGACGGGGGATTCGTCCTCGACAGCCTCCACCCGGTAGTCGGAGAGGTCGGCGAGATCGGTAACGTTCCGGGCCTTGGCCCCCGCGATCAACCGCCCGTTCAACTTGATCTCGATTGTCAGCATGTAAACTTGAACTCCTTACGTTGTTCGCCCACCAGACAACGCCCCCCGGGGAGCCGCAGGCGGTAGATTTCCTCCCTCTCGGCCTCGACAACGAGTCGGGCCGGTTCGTTGCCGAGGACCGGCTTGGCCTCCCGCGACCCGCGGGGAGTCCACGACACCCGGGAGGACATGAGGGTCCCTTCCTCCTCCAGACGACAGCACGCGCACATCCTGAGAGGCGGTGTCGGTGCGGCTCCCGGTGTCGGGAACCCTTCGGTGTGCAGGACCTGGAGGTGCGGGCAGTCTGCCTGCGCTGTGCGGATCGCGCGGAACAGTTCACACCGCGCGACCCTGTATCGCTCGTAGGGGCCTTCGATCTCGTGGCGGAGGGGTGCGAGTCCGTCGATCATAGCGGCCACCCGGGGTGCAGGGTCGCAACCCAGACGAGAACGACAATCTCCGCGAAGAACACGGTGGCCAGCAGGGTCATTCGCATCGTGTGGTGACGGCGGCGATGCTTTTCGCTTTTCCTCCGGCGGACCTTCTCGAAGCCGGTTCGATCCTCAAAAGGGTTCATTCCTTGTCCTCCCCCTCGGCTTGCACGGCCTCCGCGAAACGGGATGTCTCGACCTTCGCGTTGCGACGCTCGGCACGGTTTTTCGCGCGCCGTTCCTGGTCCTCGATCTTGGCGAAGCGCCGTTCCGCCCAGCGGCGGTGTTGGCGCGACATGGCGGGGTGGGCCATCAAGAGTCCTCCTCTGAATCCCGGCACAAGTCGCCGATGAGGGAATCGATCAGGTCCCCGGGATTCTCGGGCAGGCGCAGGTCGATGCCCATCTGGCGAAGTTTCGCGGCAGCCAGACACACCTCCCGGGCGCCCGGGCCGAGGGCAGCCCGGCGGAGCGCGGCGCGCTCCCCGGCTGTCATTTCCCTCTCGACATACCGGCCGCGCATGGTTGCGCCAAACCCGTCGGACGCGAGGGCGGCCCGCATTTCGTCCAGCCGACTGCGGATGATACCCATACTGGTGTGGGCTCTGGCGACTCTCTCGGCGGAAGCCTTTGCCGTTTCGGCGAGGCGGGGATGGATGTCTATTTCGATCATCCGCCCATCCCCAGTGCCTGCCGGTACATCTCCAGGACGGCTTCCTCCTCGGCGATGTCGTCCTTGTCCCGTTTGCGCTCGGCGATGATCTTGCGCATTGCCTTCGTGTCGTAGCCGCGCGCCTTGGCCTCGGCCATCACCTCCTTCTGCTGGTCGGCGATGTCCTTCTTCTCGGACTCAAGCCGCTCGAACCGTTCAACGAACTGACGCAGTTCATCGGCCGTCACACGATAGGAGCCGCCGCTGTTGTGGCCGGGGCCGGGCTCGTCGCCGAGCATGTCTTCGGTTTCGTAGTCGCTCATGATTGTCTCCTCGGGGTTCTGGGGGTTACGGGCGGTGGCCCTTGAACAGGCGCGGGCGGCGGATCAGCGCCGGGCGGCCTTCTTCGGCGTCGCCGGCGTCGATCATGAACCGCTGCGCGCGGGTGAACCGGCGGCGCGGCGGTGTGCCGCGGTTGGCGTGCGGGGCCTTGTAGTCGCGGACCACGCCGCCGCGCGGGTTCGTGGTGATCGCCATCAACAACTGCTGTGCAGTGTTGAACGGGGATGACGGGTCCGGGTTGATCGCTGTGATCTTGTTCATGGTGTTTCGCTTCTCTCTCTCGGCGGCAAGAATCGCCGCCTGCCCCACGGACCTACCCCCGGCTCTCGCACATAGTC